TATCGCTCAGCATTCCATAAGTCTTGTCGAGATCATCAACCGTGATGGCAAAATGAGAGCACCCAATGTAGGTAATGTTCTCGGTAAGATTTTCGCTCATTGGGTGGGAATTGTAGTGTAACAGTTCTATTAGACTTCCGTCATCAGCAGACATTTTCACAGTTCTAACATCAACCGAATCTAGCCCAGAGAAATTATCAATGTGCTTCCCTGACTCATTCATTTCTCTTTGTATGGTAAACCCAAAGATGTCTCTATAAAAATCAATAGATGCATCCATATCAGTTACTGTGATACCCACATGTCTTAAGTTCATAAGGTATCCACTTTTCTCAACTTGGAAGCAATTTCCATTTCTTTTTCCGTAACAACCTTGACTCCATCTCCCATGGCATCCTCTACTGTCCGCACATATTTCACCAGTTTGTTCAAGCCAGGCATTTCTAGAGAAGCAGACTGATCAGATCCATACATTGACCTGTCAAGTGTAATATGTCTCTCTAAGGATGTCGCACCCATTGCAACCGCTGCTACACTTACGGCTACTCCCGTTTCATGACCACTGTACCCAACATGGCAGTTAAAAATCTCTGCAAGTTCAAACATTACATTCAAATTAGCATCGGATGGATCCATTGGATAAGTGCTACAGCAGTGCATTAGTTCGAAAGAACACTCATGGGAATCAAAGATATCCAATGCTTTCCCAATTTGTGTCATGTCACTCATACCCGTAGATATGAAAGTGTGCTTACCTTCTTTCGCAATCTCTTCTAAGAGCTCACGATTGGTTAACATGGCGGATGCTACCTTGTTATATTTACAGTCATACTTTCTTAACCATTTTTGACTTTCAACATCCCAAGCGGAAGCAAACCAGAAGATCCCTTTTTCCTTGCAGTACCTATCAATTTCATTGTATGCATCTTCACCAAATTCAAGACCCATCTTCTGCTCTCTATTGGTGGTCCCCCAAGGACTTTCCCTGTACTTGTCTAATTCTTCCGAAGAATATACTTCTTCGACCGTTCTCTTTTGGAATTTAACTGCATTACATCCTGCTTCAACAGCACCATCAATCAACTTTTTAGCAATTTCAAGATCGCCATTGTGATTGATTCCTATTTCCGCGATTACAAAAGTACGATTATTCATTTTGCTGTTTCCTTCAAAAAATCTAAAAGTGGGATATTTCCCGTCAAAATACTAAGTCTTGCCATTTCTAAGTCAAATTCAGAATCTATATCTATCATTTTATCTGAAATGTACCCATAAATTTTATCACCGAAAGAAGAACCGGAATAAACCGTTTCTCTCTTTATAATGTCTATGTGACCGTTCCCCACAAAAGCCTTGGGGAAGGTTTGTCTGGGAAGATTGGTGTAGTCTTCTTTTCCTTCATACTCATTAAAAAATCCTCTACAAACATTGCCTTCAATTCGATACACCTTATAAGGATTCTCGTTGATTTCTTCCACAGTTCTCAAACCAGAGAAGTCTTTCTCGATTTCGAAATACATATTTATCACTTTGTCCATATATTCCGGGTTTCTAAAGGGAGTTGTGGGTCTTATCAATGCTACATGATCGACACTAATATTTTCGAAGAAATGTGTCAAAAATCCCAAATCAGTGCTGTCATCGGCGGAATGCTCTTCAGGTCTAATAAAGGGAACTTCAGCCCCGAATTTTTCGCTAATCTCCGCTATTTCTTCATCCTCAGTAGACACCACCACCCTGTCTATATTCTTGGAAACCCTACATGCAGCAATACTGTACGCTATTAAGGGGTATCCCCCAACGTCTGCTATATTCTTTCTCGGAATGCTCTTGCTTCCACCTCTAGCTGGTATTATGGCAGTTATCATATTTTCACTATGTTCTCATGTTCCAGACCCAGCAGATCATTCATGTACGAGTCGATGCACAATCTCTTATCGGAAGAACAAAGATTCTTGAATAATGCCAGCTGTCTTTCCTGCTGATGCCCCCCACTGAAATTGTCTGATCTGGGAGCGGCATCGGGCCAGTGTCCTTCACAGTATACATCCATCTCTTGCGTCCCTTGCTGGTAAAACGAAAATCCAGTGACAAACAGTTCCTGTACATTATAACACAAAGAGATCATTATTGCAAGTATTCCGCAGTTAGGCTCTACACCGACCATGGACCACAAAGACTTATAGTCTCTCACTCCCACCCAGTAGAAAGGTATGTTACAATGATTCACCGACTCAAAGTTCTTTACCACATCACTGACATAATCGTCTGACCAACCAAGATAATCCCACTGCTCACCAAGAGCCTTTATTGTCGGACAGACCACCATTTTTAGGTCTTCCCAATGAGATTTTGTATCACCTGTTTCTATCTTCTCTCTCAATCCATCCATCCAAACCGTTCCCATATTGTGAAAAAGGATATCAGTCCTGCTACCATAGTCCTTTCTCAAATGTGGGAGGGGAATGATGTCATTTACGCGACAAACCACATCATATTCATCAATCACAGAACCAATCCCTTTATCTACCAAGTGGGGCGATGGTCCTACTATTGCTACTCTTTTATCGCAGATTAAGCCATTCAATCCCGGATTGCATGCTATTTCAAGAGTAGGCATCGCACATATCCTTTATGCCTTCTCTCAGAGGAATTTCAGGCTTCCAGAAATTCCTAATGTAGTCGCTCTGCGGTATTTTGACCGAATTTTGAACGGTGTCCTTTCTTTCTGACGGTTCTATTTCGCAAGGTATGATATCTTGGACCATCCTAGCAACATCGATTATCTTAGTCCACTCGCCATAATATATGTGGAGGTCTTCGTCCCTATCTAACTCGTCGTGATTGTCAGACAGTATCTTTAAGGCTCGACTACAATCATCCGCGTGCAGCAAATCTCTGGATTCCTGACCATCGGTGTACATGTCTATCTTTCCTGTCTTAGCCTTCTTAATGAAGTCAGTTATAACATGCGACTTCTCTGCGTCTTTTTCCACCCCATAGACATTCCACAAACTAACAACCACCCCGTTAAGTAGTTTTGTGTATTCCTCTCCTATCTGCTTTTGTTTGCCATAAGGAGAAAAATCCATTTTGCTCATCTGAGTAGAAGTAAAAATGAACGGTTTTTTGGTTTCGTTCAGGATTTTAAATGTGTTATTCATGATCGCCATGTTGTTGTACATGAAATCGTAAGTGTGCTGATACTGGTTAAGGTATCTTGAGCCTCCTACATCAAATGCCAAGAAGAAAACAAAATCACACTCCTCCATGGCATTCCGCAATAGAATGTTGTTAGTCTGATCTCTCAAGTCTTCACTTAAACAATTCAATATATCCCATGGTATTACTTCATGACCTTCTTTTTCTAGGAATTTGGTTAAATGACTGCCCACTTGACCTTCTGAGCCTAATATTAGATATTTCATGCTATGCCATTCCATTCTTTGTCTAAATCATCGACTGTCTCTTCAAGATTACCATTTGACCTTACTCTAATGAATCTCATGGGGATATGTTCAATATCGGAATTAAATTTGTCCAAGTGATGTTTCAAACTACTCTCGGCGTGTAATTCATGACCCTCTTTTACATAATCGTCCACATTGTCATAAAGAGAGAAATAATTCCTCATATTTTCCCTAGAACTAACAGCGAATCTATCGTTGTATCCACCCCAGTTATGAAAATCGGGTATATTGATTTTAGAAAGATCTAAGCCGTCTAAGTAGTCCACTTTCTTGTCATATAGAACATCCAGCCTAGAGAATATAACCCTGTCATATTCTGTTCCCATCTCATCGATCATGTGGTTGAATTTGGACCTAGCCTTGATCATATTAATAAAGATTTCTCTTCCAACATCGACATTGGGTCGGTTTTCCCCATATGGCCAGTTGTTTCTGAAATTATATTCTTTTATGTCTACTGGTTTTTCAAAAGAAATGCTGGTATTAACAACATTTTCTTTCTCAAATAATACAACCGTATCCACTGCATTTGAGCCTTGAACAAGATTCAAATATATATCGCAGCCTTCGAGAGGATCAATCAGATTCCCCTTAATGTTGTCAAAAGTATGTACTATCGATCTGCCCGTGCAGGCGAAACATAATGCAGTCTTCATTAACAAATCACTTTCAATCCATCTGTGGAATGAACCATCATCAAATTCCTTTGGTCATCACTCGCTGACCATTCTCCTACCTTTATATAGTCACTATGTTGGATATGGCATAATTCCCCACAAATGGCTTCATATTCTTCCACAAGACCGTCGAAATGACCACCAGAGGGAATCTCAAACATGGGGCAATACATCTTTTTCACTTTTTGTGAGCAGGCTGCTAATGCCGGAATAAAACTACCCATACCACAGCATACCAGTGTCTTAGCACTCATTATTTTGCTTATGTCGTTCTCTAAAGAATCACCAATTGATAACTCTGCCTCATACTTCTCAGAAAATCTCCCTATTATTTCATTGCTGTCATCTTCACATACCAAAAGCACATTCTTGGGTTGCTCTCTCTCCATAATTAAGTCATAATAGGACATTGGGCATTGAACATAACCAGATTCAGGACAAGGCTGTCTGAAAATGTCTCCTCCCCTAAAGTGGAACACTAAAGTGTCACCCAAGTCCATTTCTCTATGAGGTACTAAATCTCTTCCGATTTCTTTCATGATTTTAAAACGGTTTTGTATTACATAGTCTCTGTCTTGGTCCACCCCAAAAAAAGACCCCGAACAACAATAGTCAGAATCCCCGAATTTTATTTCTACTTTGTTGAGGATTTTGTGGTCTGGGTACTCTACAAAAGTGCCATGCCTTTTAGCAATTGCCGAGGCATTGCTTATTTGCATTATGTTATTCCCAAGTCTACCAGCCCATCTGTCTATGAGAACCGACATCAATCCATTCCTTCATAATCTTCCATGATCAGATCTTTCCAATAGGAGAAGAACATCTTAGATAGATCCCACTCTCTACTAGAGTACTCCTCATACACTCTGTTCAGATAGTCTTCTGAAATTTCAGAATAATCATCTGTGTATAGGACCGGTAGATCGGAGAACCGATCCAATGACTTACATCTCTGGATCACTGGTATTGTTCTGCTGTATAATGCTTCCCATGTTCTCATGGTTTCTAGACCCATCCCAGAGGGGGACAAAACGAATTTATGGGAACTCATTTCTCTGATGAAGTCCTTAGTCGACTGACTTACCTCTTTTTCTCCGTCTTTGAATATCCTGTCTCCCCTCTCTTGGACACTATTGGATATTTCAGATGCATCCACACCATAAAAGTTACAGCCCCCAGATGGCTCTTTGATGGTGAACCAATCTCCCTGTTCTGACTCGAACCTATCATATATCGACTTTCTAATACCCCTTCTAGGAGTCCTTTCATCTGTCCTGACATTATGATTAATGTACAGGAGGTCTTCCTTTGTATCGGAAGTGTTTTCTATGATGGCTGAACGTATCTGACCGTTTTCCCATATGGGTTTTGCTATTCCTAATGGTATTCCAACTATTCTCTCGTGGTCTGTTTCTGCATTCACAGCATACCACTTATGCATGGAGGCTGGCATATTGTCTATGAACCTCTGGGGAGGAGAGATGTAAGATCCGTAGGTAATCAATATAAACTTGCAGTCATTCTCATGACCATTCATAAAGTCAAAGCAATTGACCAAATTACCACAGTTGGTTTCCCAGTCTAGCCTGGTACAAAGTATAATTTTCTTCTTACCATCTGATGTCTTGGGGGAAGAATCCGGATCTTTCTGCACTGAATACTGGTTGTCCCCCATCGCATTGTCAATATCGATGTGTGCCAGATCCCTATAAATGGAACTATGGATGTGGTCCTCTTCTAATTTCCTATCGCTAAAATTGAAGATCATAGCGAGTTCAATCCTTCACAAAGTTCTTTTACCATCTGAGGTGAGACATCTTTATGATTTCCAACGTACACACAATTGTCATGTATCTTCTGAGAGTTGACATCATATCTTTCCTGATCTATGCACTCCATGAAGGGATGTTCATATAGATTTCCCGCTATACAGGGTCTATATTCCACATCCATTAGCGATAGCAATTCTTTTACCTCACCTATATCAACCGATTTAGAAAAAATGGGGAAGGCGAAATTGCTAATGCCATCCAGATTGAAATCACTGTGATACTTGTCTGGATCTATATTTTGGATGAAAGCGTTGAAATTTTCATTCCTCAATTCTATAGAGTCATCCAATTGTGGAAGTTGCAATAAACCCAGATAGGCATGGATATCAGTTCCTCTTACATTAAAGCCGTCCCGGACGAAGGTGAATAATGGGTCTACTTTTTCCGACTTTCTCTTATTCTGCTCTTTTTCTGGCAGTTCTCTGAGAAGACCATGGGATCTGAGAAGCAGTAACTCGTGGTAGAGGTCTTCATCATCAGTACACACCATTCCACCCTCAATGGTGGTCATGTGATGACCATAATAAAAGGAAAATGAAGATGCTAAACCATGAGTTCCAACCTTCTTGCCATTGAAACTAGCACCATGAGACTCACAACAATCTTCAACTATCGAGACATTATATTTCTCGCAGAGGTCTAACAGCTCATCAGTAATAGCAGGGAATCCCAACAAATGAGTCAGATGTATGAACTTTGGTTGTACTGTTTTGAAGATGTGTTCTAGATTCTCTAAATCTGGTCCGAAATTGTTCAGATCCACATCACACAATTGCAAGTTAGACAGTTGCATGATTGGAGAGACTGCGGTCGACCAAGTGCAAGCCTGTGCTACCCAAATGTCGTCTTTCCCGGAAAGTGCTCTGACCATAAGGAGGTTAGCAGAAGAACCTGAATTAACAAATACAGAATACTTGCAACCCAACCATCTAGACCATGCCTCTTCAAACTGTTTGACCATTCTTCCTTGAGTAAGCCTACTGGATTGCATTACAAAAGCACCCAGTTTACTTCTTTCAACTTTGCTTATGGCATTATCTGTCATCAATTTCCACATATCGTCACCTCAATGTACATCACAATTCTTCCAAAACAACCATTCTTTTATATGATATATGACTTTCTCTTGGTCTTCCTCAGTCAAATTATATGCAGAAGGAAGGGATATTCCTCTCTTGTATATATCATTACTAATTGAATAGTCCCCTTGTTTCACTATATCATCATTTGATTCATAACAAGGCTGTTTATCCAATGGATAAAAGAATTTTCTGGTCTGGATGCCATTTTCTAAAAGATGGTCTTCAAGCGACTTCGGGTATGGATATAAGAAAGAGGTAAACCAGTGCACGGGTGTGCAATGGTCAGAATTTCTGACAGCAACAAGACCCTCTGCTTGGCAAAATGCATCATCCAGTTTTTCATAATACAGATCGTGTATCTCTTTCTTCCTCTTGATTATCTCAGGTAATTTTTTCAGTTGAGATATACCAATCGCTGCTTGCATCTCGGTAAAGCAAAAATTATAGCCTATATGGTAGTGCTTAAAAACACCTTTTCCATCTCTTCCATGATTCTTAAGCCGATAACACTCGTCCCTGATATTTTTGTCATCAGTTAGGACAACACCACCTTCTCCGCAGGTTATTGTTTTGTTCCCATAAAAGGATAGAACACCTACATCACCAAATGTACCCACATGTTGGTCCTTAAATGAGACTCCGACACCTTGGGCAGCATCTTCTATTACCCTTATATTGTGCTTCTTGGCGAATTCCATAATGGAATCCATATCCGCACTTTGACCGTAAAGGTGAACCGGCATTATAGCCTTAGTTTTATCAGTTACACATTTTTCTGCTTCTTTCACATCAATACAGAATGTGTCTTTATCTACCTCACAAAGCACCGGGGTAGCACCTGCCATCAGAACAGAATTGGAACTTGCAATAAAGGTCATATTGGGGACAATAACTTCATCCCCTTCCCCTATACCCAGTGCTTTCAGACAGCAAAAAAGAGCCGCAGTGCCGTTGGTCATTGCTACTGCATACTTCGACCCGGTTAGATCACAAATCATTCCTTCAAATTCTTTGGTCAGATCGTGTTCTACAACATAAGTGGATTCAACCACCCTCTTTAGTTCATCTAGTTCTCGGTAGTCGATCCATGGTTCAATTTGTATTATAGAGCCTGTCATACGATTTTTGTTCTCTCACATGGGAATCATAATGTTCGTTAATTCTATTTTTAACCAAAAATCTTTCATCATTATATTTTGCGTTCAGTCTGGCAAACTGAACGAATTCATCATCAAACTGTTGGGATTCTTCTTTTTCTCTAAATCCTGCTTCCGTGTCCCATATCTTGGTGTTTATGTCCTTCAGTTCAGAATAGAGTTCAGAATCAATTTCCAACCCTTCACTATTTAGTGCCTCTATCAGAACTGCTCTTTCCGTTCTGATATATCTGAGCCTGTCTTCATCATCTATTCTTTCTAACTTGATATCCAATATGGTTATTTTATCAAGAACTTCACCGATTGCCACTTCTACTTTCATCGCACCACCTCTCCTATCTTGGCAAGACAACCACTGATTAAATCATAAACTTGATCAGTGTCCTCATAGGATGCCCACACTGTCTTCATTTTGCATTCAGGATAAATGTGTGCACTATAGTCAGCCTCTTTTTCCTTCTCACAGATTACTATATTAATCATGTCCTCGTTAGTTATATTTTCCTTGGTCAAGCAAAAAGTATGGGGACCAGAATTCCTTCCCACTATTGCCCGACATTTGGTGCTAATATAAGATATTTCATTAAGATCACATCCATCTTTTTTTATCAGGTCTTCTGCATAGAAAACATTGTCATATAAATTTCCGTCGATCTTCTCTGATCCAGAATTGGTTATAATAAAATCCAAATCACTGTGATTCTCTGACAACTTTTTTATGATAGGATTGAAGTCGAAATTTTCACACTGACCAGATAGCACATCTCCATTACTAATTAAAACGACGTTATCGCCAATAGTGTCGAAGAAAAGATCCACTTCTCCATTTATATCAAAGTAAGAATAATCAATAGAAGGGAATATTTCTTCCCCGCCTTCCATCTCTTCTAGTCCCAACTGGGATAATGTCTGATTAAACACCTTTATATAATTTGGGAAAGAACAGCAGTCCGCCTTGTCCCCACATGACTGCCCTATCCAAGTGTTAACGAATAAGTTGCCATTATTATCTTTGGCGAAGGGAACCACATGTGGTATTCCAAACTTTTCAAATTCACTAAATGGAATGTGGGTCAAGCCTTCAACATCCGATAAGATGTATGGGTCATTACTATGAGAGGAAAAATAATTATTTGAAGGAATGAGGTCCATCATTTTCTTGATGAAGTTCCTTCCCATGTGGATGTCACCCCTATGGAAATAATTGAAAAATATTACGTTGTTGTATGGTTTTACTGTCATCCCACAATATCCTTTATCTCTCTATAAATCATATCATCTGCCAATTCTGTGCTAATGCACTTTTCATAGTTCTCCCTCACGGCATCCATTTTGGACTCATACAATTCTGGTGTTAGACTCTGTAGCAGTTCTTCCAGATTTGTATTATAGTCTACTCTTATAATGCCATCTTCATTGAAGAACTTTCCTATTCCCGGCATCCCATAGTAGACCGGAATGGTTCCCGTGGCAAAACAATCCATGATTTTCTCTGTGTAATAGTCATCATATGCTGCATTTTCAAAAGTAAAAGAAAACATATAATGGTCCAGTGCTTCTTCTTTTTTCTCTATGGGACTGCCGAAAAATCTTCCATATAGGTCGACATTATTTCCATGTGCCACCTTTTTAGCCGTTTCATTCCTAATTCTGTGACCGGGGCATTGCTCCTTTCCAGAACAAATGAAGGAGCAGATCTTAGATTTTTCCCTTATTCCGGGATCTTTTATCCAAGTTAGGTTGGAGGCAGGTGGAATGTATCTGATATTTTTCTTACTTAGCATAGAGCACAAGTATTTTCTATCATGAGTAAATATGGCATCGTATGCGTCACACATGGCATCGAAGTTCTTGCAGAAGTATTTGTTCTGATCATAAGCAATTGCTCTTGACTCTGATAGCCACAAAAACTTATATTCATTTGTGGTGTCATTTAGAGCACCAGATATATCAAAATCACAATAAAGTGCAATTTTGCTTTCGTCGGTTTCTCCTAGACTTTGGGTGTGATGCCATGTATGGTTAGAAGGAACTTTACCAACACAAGATGAAACATCATGACTGAACGGACAACCATATGTTTTTATAATCATACTACTATCCACCCTTCTTCATAAAGGTCGTGCATCGGATGCTCGGCTGGATCCTTTGCTGGTCCAAACCAGACGGAGGGAGCAACTACCTTTCGGTCCTGATTACTATTCAACCACGCACCCCACCAACTAAATGAACTATTAGCAATAATGTTGTCATCACATTTGGACATCATATACATGTCTTGTACGGGTGCACCACCATCGACATAAATCACATTCTCTTCAAATACTTTCTTACACCAGTTCATATCATCTGAAAAAACCACAAAAACACTATTATTGATGTCAAACTGTGATATAGCATTTTTGTAATAAGATACTTCACAGGGGGGATGGTGATCTTTTAGCATCATGTAGTCACCCCTTCTAACATGGATAGACACTAGCCTTTTCCCACCAGATTTCTCTCTTAAAGAAGACTCTATCGTGGAACAACTATCAATGACCTCATCTATTGGAGTGAATTCTTTTCTGATTTCATCTTCCACTCCTTCAAAAAACTTAGAAGACTGAAAGTAACCTCTGATATCAGTACTGTCTTCGATTTCCTCAAAAGACTGATCATAGCAGAATTTAGGCTGGTCATAGACATTGTGGATATTTTGGTTGATTTCTTCCCTGCTCATATTGGTGGGTATTGATAGATTGAAGTAAGATCCTAGACTTCCGGGATTCTGATAGTCAAATACACACTCATGCCCAGTCTTATGGGATGCACCCACCAGAGCAGCATATTGGAACATGGCATTCCCAAGCCTTCCATAATGACCAGCCCAGAGGCAAGAAATCATCAGGTATTCTCGTGATGCAACTTACACTTCTTCAGGTCTTCATCACACATCATTTTGACCAAACCGTCTATATTCGTTTCTACTTCCCATCCCAGAACTTCTTTTGCCTTAGAGCAATCTCCCAAGAGATAGGGGACTTCTTGGGGTCTAAAGAATTTGGGATCTATATCAACATAGTCTCTCCAATCCCCCAATTCCATATATTCGAAGACTCTCTTTAAGAAATCCTCCACTGAGTAAGTCTCGCCGGTGGAAATAACGTAATCATCTGCTTTGTCTTGCTGCATCATTAAATGCATAGCCTTCACATAATCCCCGGCATAACCCCAGTCTCTCTTAGCGGACAGATTACCTAGGCTGAGCCTATCCTGCAAACCAAGTTTTATCTTGCTAGCGGCAATGGTAATCTTTCTCGTAACAAAAGTCTCACCTCTTCTTGGACTTTCATGGTTGAACAAAATTCCTCCGGAAGCATGAAGACCGTAGGACTCTCTGTAATTTCTAACCAGATTGTGTGCAAAAACCTTGGCACATGCATACGGGGATGCTGGCATTAACCTACTATCTTCATTATATCCTTTTTCTGGCACATCCGGATTATCACCAAACATTTCTGAAGAGGATGCCTGATAAAATCTGCATTCGGGGTTAACCGCTTTAATAGCCTCTAACCAGTGAAGAGTACCCATGCATATACCCTCTATTGTATTATAAGGGATATCAAAAGATACCTTGACATGAGACTGTGCAGCGAGGTTATAAACCTCATCCGGATGGTATTCTATCATATATCTATAGACTGATGAGGCATCATTGAGATCGTAATACCTCATCTCAAAGTTGGGATTGTTGTAAATATGGTCGACTCTCTCAGTGTTAATAACACTGGTGCGTCTTTTCAAACCAATTACTTTATATCTCTGACTTAGTAGATGCTCCGCTAGATAAGAACCATCTTGCCCGCATATACCACTGATTATTGCTACTTTCATCGCCTTGCCACCTCATAATTATTATCAAACCACTCCATCGCTTTATATAGTCCTTCTTTCAGAGGGGTAAAAGTTATATCTGGCAAGAAGTCCTTTAATGATGAATTGTCAGAAGGCTTCCTGTGAATCCCGGAGGGTTTATCAGTCTCATAAATTACTTCATCAATTTCATAGTATTCAGCAATTATTTCTGCCGCTTCTCCAATGCTATGTTCTTCGTCGGGAGAAGCAATGATAGGCTCTCCCTCGTAATCCAGCATTTTAACCGCTATGTCTGCCACATCCTTAGAATAAATGAATTCCCTAAGTGGTGTCCCATCACCCCAAACTTTTAGAGGGGTGTTGCTCCATTTTGCGTGGTATGCTTTGTGAATTAGGGCAGGGATAACATGACTCTCGTAAAGATCATAATTATCATTGGGACCATAAATGTTGCATGGGATCAAAACATTGTAGTTCAATCCATATTGTTCTTTATATGCATTACACTGTTCCAGCATCAGCCTCTTAGAATAGGCATAACCATAATTAGTATGATGCGGTGGACCCGACTGCATCCCCTTAACGGTTAAAGGATATTCTGCCTTCGCCGGAAAAACACAAGTGGAAGCAAAACATACTACCTTTTCAACACCAGACAGTCTGCAGGCTTCCAGAATATTGATGTTCATTTTCGTGTTGTCTACTAAGAAGGATGCCTGATTTTCAGAATTGGTAAGAACTCCACCGATTTTTCCTGCACAGTGGATAACCTCACTTACCTCATTCTTTCTTAGATATTCAGCAATTTCTTCGCTGCCCCATAAAAGATTGAGTTCCTTGCTAGTAGGTTTTAGATCAGCATCAATTGAATAACCAACTAGACCGCTTCCACCTGTCACTAACCTCATAGATTCATCCCCTTTGGTCCAATGGTGCTGATCATGCTCTTCTGACCAAGTATTCTTAAAGGTGTCCTAGTGATTTCTTCCCAGTTGTTCAAAGCGTCTGGTGCTGCCTTCTGGTAAAACCATGGGACATGGGGAGTAATGACATTATAGTTCTCTACTATTGAATAAGTCCCTAGGTCGAATGGTCTTTTCCATTCATACATAGCCTTTTTAGCAATGTCAATAACAGCATCTACATATCTGGGTGTCAAGTAAAGAATGGCATGGGCTGCTAACATTCTCTTTATCTTAGCATATCCACCACCAATGTCTACAGCCTCGTAATTGTTGTCGCCGTGTGAAGTGCCAAGATATATTGCATCTGTTCCTTCCGGGAAATCCGGAATCTCACCATCTAAAGGAAATGCCTCAGTTATTTCTACATCATCCTCAAAAATGACCGCTGGTAGCTTGTCTCTTATGAATTCCAAGCACTTTATATGGGATTCCCCCACACCCACATAATGGACCTCTGATGGTCTAGTACCGGGAGGACTGGGTTTCTTTATAGCAGATATTCTATGAGTCTTAGATAGACTTAAACGGTCAAAAAGGTCTTCCATCCTTTTTGCATTTTCCGTAGCTTCATCTAGATTTATCCATACTGTATCAATATCACGAAGATTCACTTATTTTCTCCTGCCTATATGGTATTTAGGAATTAGTTCCCAATCATCCTTTTCCTTATAAGGTAAAATTTTAATCTGAGATATAGATGCCATAGGCTCTTCTACCTTATCTTCACTCATAATTTCAACTAATCCCCATTCTTCCAGCAGGCAAGCAATTGCGTTCCTTCTTGCTAGATCCCCTTCTGAGATATCAGAAGGAAGACCGTCTAGTTTGAACAGTTCTTTGAAATGCACTATATAATACTTGCCTCTTTTATGCAAAATGTGGCAAGACTGGTATAGTTTGTTTTCTTTTCTTGAAGAAACACCTATTCTGGTGAGGGTTTCTCTAATTTTGAGGAAGTCTTCTTCTGATTTGAGTTTGACTTCTATTAAATCCTGAACTTTACTATTATCATCCATCTCACTAATTTCCACCTTTCTCACAAGCATTCTGAATAGTCAGTATTTGATCTGTTGTCAGAATATTTATGACTTCTGAGGCTTTACGAGATGATATCTGATAATACTCACAAATAGCAGACAGTCTCTTGTCTTTATCTTTCTTTGCCCACTTGTGAAATCTGGAACGTTTTCTGATAGAACCAACCAAAAAGTCATACTGCATTTTCTTGGACAGATGACCATTGGTGTTCATTGCATTAACCTGCATGATAGTATCGGGGAAATATGATAAGCATCTATTCACGACAAAAGGATAATATTCCTTCTCTGTCGTTTCAAAGTCTTCATCCAATTCTTCCATTTTCTTCTTGGTAGAATTGATCGACTTAATGAAATCAGATAACTTAGACGGCATCTTCCTCATCCACTATCATAACAATGCCATCCTCATGCATGAAGTAGACATCTTTGATTTGTCCTCTCATATTCCCCTGAGGCTCTACCATAATAACATCACCCGGTTTCACATCTCTGGTGACTTTCTCTCCGACCCTCACAATATAGGCTTTGTGAAGACCTCCTTGACCTTTTTCTGTATAAATGATACCTTCTTCGGTCGTCTTTTCTTTGCCCCATTCTTTCCTTATGCTTACCAGTTCTCCATAAGGCTTGATTTTGTCTGGATCTAAATTATTATTCATTTGAAAGTGCACTCCATCATTATCTGGACTAAACAAGCAGTAGTATTAATTTCTTGATCGTTAGCGAAGGCAGACTTATACTGATATTCTGCTAGTATCAGAATGCAGGTGGGGATGCTCTGGGAGTCCAAGTAATCGTAAAGACTATCGTAGATTTTTCTATACAACTGACTGGGATCGTTGTCTAAATTATCCACCACCCATTGTCTTACATCTCCGAAATTCTTTGCCTTCATCCCGGTCATTAGATCCTTAACCCGGATATTATCAATTTCGGCTAAGATACCGACATCGATTGTTCCCGATACTGAGTACCTTTGCAGTTCATTGATTACTCTCCTGAAATCGGGAGAGTGTTTAAGTATCAGTTTAGCAAGGATTTTATCATCATAAGAGATTTCTTCATTGTCTAAAATGCTCTTGATTCTTTCCAAAAAAGACCCGCACATCTTGGTAATGTCTTTCTTGCTGAAATTGAAATGAATGCAGGTGCATCTAGAATGAATTGGTTTGATGATTCTATTTTTGAAGTTACATGTAAGGATGAACCGACAGTTGTTCGCAAATTCTTCGATGAATCCGCGAAGTGCCGGTTGAGTAGACTGAGCATTGGAATAGTCGAACTCGTCTAGGATCACGACCTTTCTAGATCCATGAAAGGAAACCGTGCTAGCGAAGTTCCTAATCTTCGTCCTTAAGGTGTCAATATTTCCATCTTCGGAGCAGTTGATCATCATCCAGTCTGCACCAATCTCATTGCATAGAGCCTTGGCGACAGTGGTCTTACCACAACCAGCACCACCAGATAGAAGGAGATTCTGCATCTCTCCCGATTCTACCATTTCTTTAAAAGTCGATTTCAGACTTTCCGGTAATATGCAATCGTCAATTGATTGCGGGCGGTATTTTTCAACCCACAGAAACTGATCGGCAGTTTGCTGGATCACAGTCTCGGTCATCATTCAATCATATCCTTCAATAGTTTCATTCCAGTTCCATTCATTTTATGGATAAGAGTACAGTCATTGTCTTCACTAGTTTCATAATATATATCTAAACCAATCGAACAAGACAAGTAAAATTCCGCACAAGCCCCTTGGGAGGTCTGCCATCCTTTCAACATAAAGATTGCATCGCACTCGTCACAAATAGCATCGCAATCTCGCTTCATAATCCGTCTATTAATACTTCTATGTTTGGCATCATTATCCGGATCGAAATCGACTGGTGTGGTGTTTAATTCTGCAGTCTCTTGGTAATTGGTATCCAGAGTAGCAGGATTGACCACATTCCACCCTCTTTCAATAAGAAAAGCCTCTGCCCTATTAAAAGCATCATAATTCCAATTGGGTTTACCCCTCATTGGACCGGCAATATAGATTGTTCTCTTTTCATCCGTCATATCTGCTATCCGGTTCCATGGCTACGAAATACTTGAGTTCCAAATTCCCATGGGTGAATCTGGCAACACTTCCAGATGCAACTTCTACATCATAACTTCCGGGGTAGAGCTTGAGATTTTCCACCTTAAATCTAAAATCAAATTCTTTATCCGTTTCTCCCACTTCGAGAACGAAATTGTTAGATGTCGGATCTTTCCTATCGTTAATCTTGATAACGGTGCTTCCCTGATCAGAGCAGATGGAAAGATCTGGTAGCTGAAGGATAGATGCTGCTCTGTGGATTTCCTTTACATGATCTTCACTCATGGTCGTATTCACCACGATCTCAGGCATCTTAAGCTCCTTGTTGATTGTAGTAAGGAGTTTTGGATCTGAATAATAGTATTTCACCCTAGATCCACCACCGGAGATGACCATGTGCTTATCTCCGAATTCGAAATTCGGTGTATCAAATAAACCCACCGTCCCAAGCAATTTATTCAAATCCCAAATACCAAACTCCTCCGGAAAAGTCTCTTCGACCGTAGCCTCTGCCATAAGATTCTTATAGGTAGAAATGGTCTTGATCGTGTTCCCCGGTTTAATGAGGATATTGGAATTAATAGACGCAAAGTTCTTCAGTAGATCAATGGTCTGTCTGGAAATAGTCATTGTACTCATTGTGCTCACCATAATAAAAAATCCTTGTTAAGGGGAGATCATCCTCCCTTTCGTTTCCACTCAACTTCATTCTCATAATCCCACCAGTCATGCTTGTCTTTTACTTGCTTCAGGTGGTCTTTGTCGTACTTTCTTTTAGACTTTCTCTTTTCTCTTCTATCACCTTTACCGAATCGATATTCTTCATTATCGAATGTTCTTCTATTGTCACGTCCCATTTTTGATACTCTTTTTCTTCTTGCCAGCTTTCTTCTTACTAGTCTTCTTTTTACTAGTCTTCTTTTTGCTGACACCATCCCTTTCTTTAATATGTCTTTTTAGAGCTGCTGCTCCAAACATAGACTTAATTTCAAAATCTTCTAATTTATAATCCTCTGGATCATAACTACTTTTAACAATGACATTTGTATTCTTGGGTTTCCTCTTAATGGCATCTCTCAACATGTTCAGTTTGAGATCAGCCCATTGTCGCATGTGTACTCTGTCTGCTCTCTCCTTGTTGGAGGTATACCAGAATTTCTTCTCCACGATAAACGTGTCGAGTACTCTAACCTTGTCCCATCTAATTTGGACTCTAAGGTCTTCGCCCTGTATGAATACGATGTTTTCTTTGTCTGTTTTATAGACTCTTAGGGATAGCCTAGGGGATATTTGGGCTAGACCCTTTTTCAAATAAGTCTCATACGAATCAGAATTTAGTTTTGCCATACTTCCATTATACCATAAAAAACATAGAGAGTCAAGGTTTCTTGTACACAAAGACAGGCTCATACTTCCAATGCCTGTCACCAATCTTACATGTTCGTGTATGGAGGGGAACGCCATCTTCGCCCACTCTGTTGCTTCCGGGCATTCCCTCTTGAGCCATTTTAATTATCATAACTTTTTCAAACCCAATTTCTTCCATAATATCGCATGAATCTTTTTCTAGGGGGAGGAAATCCTTACCCATCTGAAGATCTGCTATGTTCCATAATATGTATGCTCCCGATTTCATCCAGTCGTAACAGATTTTCAACGTCGGTCGCAAGTACCCCCTCTTCCACGATTCATAAGACGAGCCGTATCTTTTATAGGACTGCTTAGAATCCTCGCTATACGCCTCTCTGTTGAAATAAGGCGGTGATGTAAACACAAGGTCAACCTGTCCCTTGTATTCTTGGAATTCCTCTTCTTGGTCAATCTCTTCCGAGCACGAATTGAAGATATCATAAGTATTAGCATGAGAAAAAATGGGATTGCCGCGAATAGTACAGGAATTGAAGAATCTGGCAAGACATTCGTATCTGCTGGTGTTGCTGTCTGGAAAATGGTTATCTGGGTTGGGGTCAGTACCCACATAGTGGATTTTTCTATCGTCTTTGACAGACATTGCTCCAAGAATCCTTCCACCCCAACCAGAACTCGGATCATATATGACGATCCTCTCTTGGTCTTTCAGATGCTCTGTGAAGCGTTCGTAAAGATATTTCGCTGTAAAAGGCGGGAAGTTTACAGCAGGCTGCGTGTATCCAATTCTGAAAGGTATTAATCCTCTTGGAAATACTCGCTGTCCTTTCTTGTAAATCCGAACACGATAAACTCTTCCCTCTTCGTGTTCATTAATATTTATATTCCGAACATTTCTATCAACCAAGTATTCCTGGCTAAATAAATCCTTAACTTCGTCGTATGTCATTGTCAAGGTGTCACCGGTATTTACCTGATAATACCCGTCATTTACTTCCTTGGGTGGATCAATGGATTCGACGAAGAAGTCAATGTCCTTAAAAACCTTAGGGTTGTTTTTATAAGATTTAATCCATTCTACAGCCGAATCTGTCTTGATCTTACCATAAGTATCATCATTTTTCAGTAGGGTAAAAGCATAATGATACATTCCGTCCCGTCTATGGTGTCTTCTGCACCTATGTAACATAGATTTTTCAAAGCGGTCATCTTTGAAAAGATCATAAATGGAATACCCATCATCGTGTTCTCTCTGGTTGATCCTAGTCTTATACATTGTGGGGAAGAATTGATCCGCTACAACACCAAGACCTGTTCTATTCAATACGGCATTCGGTCTTCCATCGTTGTCCAAATCATCAATTCCTTCAATCTTGGCAGAAGGAGTAGAAACAATCCGGTTCATTTGTGCTTTAATTTCATCCACATCGCGACCACCTGACCTCGGTGGTATGTCGTGCTCATCCCAGATTCTCAAAACCTCCGACCGAACATCCCTGACCCACTGATCAAACTCTTCATCGTTGAGATCCTGTAAGTCATCAAAGGTGATATTAATAAAAGAGTCACCAATATAGGTGTTCTTTTCGTAGTACACCCTGTCCTTCCCAATGTATTGTTCTAAATCAGTCAGCATCGTTCCTATCCAAAAATGTCATCGTGCTGAAATTACCTTTCTTTTCAAAGGTAATGTGGTTAATGAACTTATCAGAAATCTGATCAGCCTTATGAGATATTACAAACACGTTTGCGTCCCCCCTCATGCTATGGACAATTTTCATGAATTCTTCTGTCCCAACATTATCTAGACTCGAATCGAACACTTCGTCTAGAATTAGAAGATTACAAGATACCGAATTTTTCAGTCTAGCAATTTCTCTCCATGCGAATAGGAAAGACAAATCTATTCTGAGCCTTTCACCTTCACTAAAATTGTTATAGGAGAATACATCTCTGTGTCTAGAAAGGATGGATTCATCAAAATGCTCATCCAGTGTGAACTGACAAAACAAACCCATACTAGACAAGAACTTATTAATCAGATTGTTCATTATGGGAAGGTAATGCTTAATAATTTTTGCTTTTATCCCCCCATCTTTCAACAAAGAAGCAACAATTTCTAGATCAGATTTCTCATTGACTAAAGAATCATTCTTCCCTCTGACTTCTTCATATTCGATCTTGGTTTTCTCAAGAAGTGCCTCTTCCTTCTTGTACTCTTCTCCATAAGATGATGACTCTTGAATCATCTTATTGCACTGATCAATGACACCGTTTACACTTATGATTTCTTTTTCGATATCCATAAATCTTTGGACATCTTCCTGCATGTCACTAACCTTGATTTTCAGGCTTTCAGTCTTTTTCTCAAATTCCCTTATGATTTCACTGATTTCTTTTTCTGCTTCGTCAAACTTTTCTCTCTTCTTCTTGTGGGATAAGATCATTTTGTCCTTGAATTCAGAATCTATTGACTGTTCACATGTAGGACAGCAGTCATTATCTTCGAAGAACTTCATATCTCTATTGATGCCCTTGATCTTTTTTCCCATTTCAGAATGGATAGATTCCGATTTTAGAAGACTTCTATCTGTCTTATCGATCTCGGCATTAATCGAATCTCTCTTTGTGACTATATCCTTCAAACCGGAAGCAGCCTCTTCTAGACTCTTCTTTCTTTCTCCAAGAGATTCTACTTGTTCCTTATACTTATCAACAGATTCCTTCTTTTTCTTCTCTAGAGTAGAAATGACCCTTTCATGCCCTTCTATTTTCGCTTCCAGAGCAGAAATTGCACCCTTTACCAGAACTAATTTATCTTTAGCAGAAGTCAAACGTGATTTCAGGACCACATTCATTAAAGAAAAAATATTGATATCCAAAAGGTCTTCTACGACCTTTCTTCTATCACCGGTGCTCAACTTCATAAAGGGTGTGTAATTAGAAGACCCCAAGATCACAACCTGACAAAATGCTTTGTAGGTCATTCTAAGGATTTGGTCTTCTAACATTTGCTGATAGTCTACAGCCTTTGCTTCTTGATCAACTAAATCACCATCTCGATAAATTTCAAAAACCTTGGGTTTCATACCACGAACGATTTTATATTCATGACCCCCGGATTCGAACTCTACCTCTACAACACAATCTTTCTCGTTAATAGAGTTGATGAGGCTTTTAATATTGATTCCACGGAAAGACTTTCCATAAAGGGCATATGTCAGAGCATCTAAGATGGTCGATTTGCCCGCCCCATTCTCTCCGGATACAAGAGTTCTATCATACTTGTTTAAGTATACTTCATTGAAATATTGTCCGGTACTCAGAAAATTCTTCCACCGGAGATTCTTAAAAACTAGCATATAATTATTATACCATGAAGAATGTCATTTGTCAATGGTCAGACTAGGCTTTCCATTCTAGACTTGTGTAAAGAAGAAAATACAAAGTTTTCCGTTTGAGAAACACTGTTGCCGATGTGGGTGCTTAGACATCTGGCAGAGCCGGTATCTACACCATCCAATTCCGGAATTGCCAACACATGATTAATCAGGTGATCACCACTGAGTGATTTTTCCGCGAGTTTTCTCATCTTCTCATGCATGTCTGCCCTGTCATATCCATTTAGCACTGCCTTAGTCACCGCCCATTCCATAACCGCATAAGGAAGGTGTTCTGACACTTTGTCCGGTCTATAGTGGAAAGTTGAACCATCGATAAGCCTGATGCAGCAGTCTACCATTTCGTCTAAGATCAAAAAGATCTTGGGTAAAATAATTCTTCTGTTGGCAGAATCGTCCAAAGATCTTTCCAACCACTGATTGGATGCCGTATCGGTGAATACAGACATCATAGAACCAACAATTCTAGAGAGGGAGCAAACCTTTTCGGAGGTTATGGGGTTAGATTTATAAGGCATAGCAGAAGAACCCACTTCTACCTTCTTTTCTGACATTTCACGCATAGAGCAGAGTAGTCGAATATCTTGTGCCATTTTACCCATTGCAGCCGAACAAGCAACTAGGGAGGACATAAGCAAAATATCTTGTGTGCGGTGATAAGTTTGTCCAGTGCAATCGAAAGATGCAAAACCGAATCTCTCACAGAGATATTCTTCCATCATACCAACTTTGTCTGGATCAATATAGCAGTATCCTGTCTGATTACCAACAGCACCCTTTGCCCCCCTCCACTTCATTTCTTCCCTCATGTGGATCATGTTATCAAGACACATGGTGATGGGTTCCCCCCACATGACAATTCTTCGCCCAATGGTGGTTATTTGTGCTTTTTGACCGTGGGTATAAGCAACACATTCTTGATCTTTAAGACTACTGGCTCGATTGCATATGTGGTTAAGAAGGATACGCATCTTGTCAATAATGATGTCCATGGACTCCCTAAACCGTATACAATCAGTATTGTCGACCACAAACTGACTGGTAGCACCTAGATGGATGAACTTGCCATATTCTGGTCCGCACTGATCTTTGAATTCTAAAATAGCAGAGTATACATCATGACCTGTTTCTTCCTCATACTCCTTTATTTTTTCGCTATCAGTGGTAAAAGTGTTTTCTCTCATCTTTCTGATAGTGGAGTTGGGAATATCAACCATCCCAGAATACGACTGTGCTTCTGCCAGAGATACCCACAGTCTCTTCCATATTGAATATTTGTACGATTCGGACCAGATTTCCCTTATCAGATCGCTTCCGTATCGTTCTTGCAGTGGATCATTATATTGCATTTAAACCTCCATAAAAGTAGGACGGGTGAGACTCGAACTCACGAAAACATCGTTATAAGCGATGCTGCTGATGCCATCCGCTTCCGTCCCATAACAAAATGGGCTGGGTCAGATTCGAACTGACGACTTACCGATTATGAGTCGGGTGCTCTAACCGCTGAGCTACCAGCCCCTGTTCATCACTCAACATCATATGTGGGTGCGAGTTTGACAATCATTTTTAGTTTTTTATTGCTAACATGGTCATTTTCATCCTTGATTAGGTAGTTGGATTTCTGCCTATCATCATCATGTCCCAGTCTAATATTCAACTGTTCTATGCCCATGCTAGCAAATCTAGCAAATTCTTTCTCTAACATCCCCATAACGTTTTTGGTTTTCTGGAATGATTTCTTTTCATCGTCACCCAGTGGAATATCGATATGTATCCTATAACCTTTCATGTCCTCAATGCCTCCAAATAAAGTTCTTTCACGAGTTTTTGTATTCTCTCTTGGTTTTTAATTTTGGTATTAGACTTGATATCATCAACCAGTAGTTCAATTGTAGACTTATTTAGATCTCCCTCCGAAGATTCGGAAGTTGTGGTGCTGTCTACATCTTCAATAACGGTTAGGTTATGTACGCCCTCGCCATACATAGCATCAACCAAACCATCAAGCACATGTGGTTTTGTCTTTTCCGTTACAATTATTTTCACATATTTTCCAGAGAACTTCTTGCAATACTCATTAGCGTTTTCATAGTCATTGTTAGAATCGTCGTAATTTATGACATGAAACATGGTTAGAGGATTTTCAATGAATTCCAGACTTCTGGTTTCTGTGTCAATTACCCAAAAGCCTTTAATATCACCAGCATCATTGAATGTCATCTGATAGGGTGAACCCAAGTACTTTACATTGTCTTTTTGATTTTTGACATGGTAATGACCGCTGAGCACCTGCTCATATCGATTAAAGATCTTATGATCCATACCAAAATCGTGGACAACTCCTCTCAGAACTTCAAAGCCTTTGAGTTCCAGATGACCTACTAACCAACTTGCCGATGCGGTCTTAATGAATTCTAGACTTTCTTCTTCGTTATCTTTGCTTATCCATGGAAGAAGTGCTATATCCATTCCTCCCAAGTTAACAACAGCCGGTTTATCATAATAAATGAAATTATTCGGATATTGCTTAGAGAAGATCTCTTCCATGCAATTAATGTCATTGGTATTTTTGAAGTAAGTGTCGTGATTTCCGGGAATGCAATGCATCACAACACTGAATGCACTCCCACAAGAATGCTCAAACAACTGCTGGAAGAATTCGGTCCTAACTCTATTTAAAGTATTAAAATTGACGTACTTTCTTCTGTCTAAGATATCACCCGCATGAATCACGGTACTGATATTGTTTTCCTCAATATATGGAAAGAACACCTCATTAAAAAACCTCATGAAGTAGTCTAGAAACAGAGAAGAATCGTTTCTAATTCCAAAATGTGTATCAGTTAGAATTGGTATTTTCATTTTAAAAACTTATCTAATGTATTCCCTTTTGACTTCTTATCACCCTTCTTCGGTTCAAACTTTTTGATGTCTTTATCACTCAGATTAAGGCTGCCCTTGGGAGAGAATTTTTCGTGGGGATCTTCTTCACTCCATCTAGGTAAGTTTGCGGAATTTTCGTGTTGTTCCATCAGTTTATATTTGACATACATTTGCTTTTTTTCCTTCTGTATCCTTCTTAGGAATGCATAGTACATCATCTGAGTGAAATATGCGAACGGATTTTTGCCTTCCTTCTTGAAATTGTGGGCATACAGTATTGCATTTTCTACAGCATCACCAATCATTTCTTCCTTGTATTCATAATTATTGAAGCAAGATCTCCGGGAGAGTCCTTCGGCAATTTTTAAGAAGCAACTTCCAATGTAATCGGTTACTGGTGGTCTTGGTTCTCCAGAGGCTTCTGCTTCTATAACTTTATCCTTCCAATCACACAAAGCATTGTAGAAATCTTTATTGTCTACGTAGTGTGCTGGATTCTTCTTTCTTTTTTCTGACAAGTTGACCACCTTTCTATTATTAATGAATTATATAACCATTATACCACAGAAATGCTTCTAAGTCAATACTTGACAGCACAGAAAGCCTACACTAGATATAAAGTCTTTTTAGGGTTTTGGGGTAAAAGTTTACCCGAAGTAGTCGTCAAGGTAAGGCGACCAATCACTCGGATCATTTCCATAATCTTCTCTATCTTTATCAATCAAACTTTCATCCCAGTCTTCTTCCTCGTCAAATTTGAGTCCAAAATGAGATGAAATTATTTTCTCAACCACGTCTGAAACGACTTCTTCGAAAGATGGACCTTCACCTTCCGGCATAGGTGTTTCACTCAAATCATCAGCCCAGTCATCTTCCTTGCTTTTCTGGGCTTCATATGCTCGAATGGTGTCGTTGTTGGGTGGTAATATTGCAAATACTATATCTTTTGGTATTGCAATACTATCTGACTCAGAGAATTCTACCCAGTTATTGAGAAAGACAATTTCTCTTCTGGATTCACCCGTAGAATCTCCGGGTTCTCCCATGATGACGGTGTTTATCCTCATGGGTCTATGAAGATACAGCTTATCTTCATTAGAGTTATTAATTTTAGTAATAAGCTGCTCTCCGGTTTTTAATCGGAGAAGTCTAATGTTGTGGTTACTCTTTTTGTTGATCTTCTTGAATGACATATCAATGAAGACCAACAATCCCTGTAGCACTAGTACCTTCTGATGTTGAACCTAAGTGAGTAATTGCAATGTCCATGAAAGTACCATTTGGAACATTGTAGAATTTAACACCGGTATCACCCGAAGTACCTGCTGCACCGCCCCTAAAATTTACCACCACATGACCACCGGTTCCGACGTACAGACCATGGAAGTCTCCGGTATAACCAGAATTGGGTTCAGGAAATTCAAAAGCACCAGCATAAGTTCTTGAAGACATGGATAATCTCCCTTGTAATTATCTACTTATATTTATAACGACTTGATTTACGTCGAAATTTTCTGATTTGTATATTTCAAGTCTTTCTTCATAGTGACGGTATGTGTGGTTGACATATTTCTTCCACCTTAGATCATCACTTATATCGAAAAGTCTAGCCTTGTCCTTCTGATCGGATTTACGCAGTTGCCTACCAATGGATTGTAGCACCCTAATCCTTGATTTAGAAGGGGAAGCGAAAATGATATTATGCAATTTTTTGATGGAAACACCTGTAGAGAAAGTACCGTAGGAGGCTATGATAATAGCATCATCTTCTTGCTCCGTGATACGTCTGATTTCTTCACGGACATCTGCAGACACTCCCCCGTGCACGAGAAATACCTTCCCTTCGCTTTTAGACTTCATTTCTTCGTAAAGGGGTATTCCGTGGTTCTTGACGTACTGAAATAGGATCAGAGTGTTTCCTTTTGCCTTCTTCGCAAGGCTGGTTATGAAATCATTCCTCGCCTCTAAAGAGACTAGCTGACCCAGTTCCTCCATATAGGTCATCCTTTTGAAGGACTCACAGACTTCCTTGGGGTACTTGAGCAGGATGGATTCAATCTCGAACTTAGATAGGATGTCCTTGTTGATCAGATCCTTGGTAGATGCTGCCTTGAATACCGCACCGAATAAACCTTCGATTTGCAACTTATGAGCCTTCGTACCGTCTAGAGTACCTGTCGTCCCTATCCGAATTGGGCAGTCTGTCAACTTCTCCATGATGGAAGTCAGAGATTTTGCTTTATATAAGTGGCATTCATCCCCAAACACCGCACCATACTGATCAAAGAACTCCTTTGGCATCTTATACAGAGACTGCCATGTGGAGATAGTCACCTGTTCGTCTGCTTCTCTCTCCTTACCGGAGTAAATCCTATGGCAGTTGTCGGCAACATTCCAGTCTTCTGACTCGGATGAATAATCCTCAAAGTCGGTGTACATTTGCTCTACTAGGCTCGTCGTCGGTACTAGGACCAGAATCTTCTTGTCGGTGATGTTCTGATAGTGACGGATGAGAGAGTAAATGATCAGACTTTTGCCGGACCCAGTTGGACTAAGAAGAAGTGCACGATCGTTCTGTATGCAATGATGAATTGCTGACAGTTGGTGTTCGTGCGGGGTGATCCTAACACCACCCGAACACGGCTGAACGTATTCTTCCATCAGATCTTCAACCGATTTTAACTTTAAGTTCGATGACGTTGATCTGATTTGGACTCCAGGGTCCAGATTCAGTTTGTAATTTCTATCTTCACAAAAGCGGACCAAATATGGTACAAGACCAACATAAAGTCTCCTCTTGAACATATTAAATAGACGGATCTTGCCGTCCCATTTTCGGTATTTGAAGGCTGGTGTATATTCAGCACCGGGGACGCTGAAAGTGAAGAATTCGCTCAGTTCTTTGGCGGTGTCTCTTTCACATTCAATGCTAAAATAGACGGAATCAACAGGTTTTGTATCAATGACCACCATGCATGAATTTCCGCCATTCGATCGCATTACGGATGTTCCAATTCCTATTATTTATGGACTTGATAACATCCTCTAGATATTTGATCTTAGTTTCGGAAAAGGACTTTCGATCCCTTACTAGGCATAGTTCCTTATCAGATTCCATGTATATGCCCACATCTTGTCTAAGGATTTTGTGCTGGAAAGGCTGCCAATCCATTTTTTCCAACTCTTCTTTGTCCATTTTCCCGGTGTAATATTCCCATTTAAGCCTGTAGAGTCTCTTGTATTCAGTTTCCAACTTCTTGAATATTAGGATCTCATCATTCAGAAGATTTAAATACTTCGAATGAAGCTGAGGTGTTTTTAGTGCTTCTTGGTCTAGGAGGGTCTGGTCGACTACCGAATCCTTTTCCACCATTTTCTTGATATCATCCAAATTCATGCTCACATTATATCATGGCTAAGACACTTTGTCAAGTCTTTTCTATCTCGTAATAATCATAGGAGAAAGTCACGGTAGCAATAAGCGGTGTGACATCACCAGCCGTAGAATCAAAACTCAAATCGCTAAGGCTGTTGGGGAACATGTTATAGAACTTAACAATGTATTTTGGATTCATTGAACTGTTGGTGACTGCCAAGACACCATCTGAATAGTGATCTGATGGGAGTTCTATCATATGATCAAAATCATATGTGGTACTGATCCCTATGATCCAATCATGGATTTCTAACCAGTTTTCAAGATTTTCATCCACTATGAAATTAAGAGTCAGATCCCCATATTCTGCTCTACCACCGGGATGTTTTATTTGAGTGAAAACACTAGGCTGGACCACACTTGGAATATTAATTCCCGGAAGATTGGTAGCCTGACAGAAAAAAGTCATTGTAGGTGTTCTAAGTAGATTGAATCTAAAAAATGTGGGTAAAAGGGGATTATCACTATCTGGTTGCCTATTGACAGCATCCGTAGCAAGACCAAAAGGTGTACCCGGAAGGTTGGAACCAGTAAGACCTTCATGAAGATTAATTGTCATGTGTGAATCTCCTCACGGTATTTATATACAAAAAGGGGGAGGTCCGAAGACCTCCCCCTCTTATTAGTCACTGATTACTATCAGTATCAACCGGATGCCTGAGAACCAGAGTTGATGCCGTGGATGTCATCAACGCGGAAGATTCTGTAGTACTGGTTGCTGCGTGTAGCATTCTCTGACTGTGGGTCAGAGGCGTTCACACCAACGAACGGGTTGTTGACCATGCCGTAGCGGGTCTTGAATCCGATCTTGGGCTGGAAGGTGTTCTCACCAACCGCACGCACCATCTGTAATGGGACGTATGGGCAGTAGAAGAGTCCAGCATCATATGGGCTAGTACCTCTGTAACCCAATGTGCAGTAGTTAACATCGGCATATGGGTCGATGTAAACCTTAAGGCGACCACCTCGAAGTGTACCAACGAAGGTGTTGCCAGTGTCATCGACGTGCATGTTGCCATTGACACCATGCTCCATGCTCAGATGACCTGCCATTGAGAGTGCCGAAGCGACATCACTGGAGCAAACAAGAATGTTGCCCTTGCCGCGACGAGTTTCACGAGCGATAACGTTTGCTTCTCTCTCGATTTGGAAGAGAAGACCAGCAAATCTCTCGCTTGACCAACGACCGTCCGAGTCACGGATGACGCTGTAGATACCACCAACACCGCTTTGCGTGGTGAACAATGTTGCACCAGCAGCACGGGCATAGAGGTCAGTCTGACGACAACCCAACTTGGCAGTGGAGTTCATGGTTCTAATGACCTCGCGGTTGATTTCAGCAAGAATTTCGTTGCTGAGAATGTTGGCGAGCTCAGTCTCAGCATCCAGACCGTGAACAGCCTTGAGATCCTGAGCGAGTTCCATGGTGTACTCTGCCTTGAGTGCACGGGTTTTAGCAGTTACCGATGTACGGTCAATGGTGAATGCCATTTCTGCAAACTTGTTGCTTGGGTTGGAATCACCGAGTGCTTCTGCGTTTGCCGTTGAATAACCACCAGTGGTTGTGTAGGAGTCTGAGAGCAGATCACTACCAGTAGCACCAGTTGCAGCATTCGTGAATGTAACACCGCTGAACGGATCACCACCGGGAGCACTGACTGAACCGGCATAACCGGTTGAACCAGAACCAGAGAAAGTGGTGGATGCTTCGTCGAACAGTGCCTCGTCGCCGCTCTGTGAATCGTAACGACTCTTAAGAGCGAAGATGAGTCCGGTAGGACCGGTCATGGGCTGAACACCACAAATGTCATAAGCAATGAGATTTGGCATAGCACGACGCACTAAAGAGATGAGAACAGGATTAAACGTCTTGATACCGCCCGCACCGTCTGTGGTAGCGGGAGCACCGATAGCGTTTGTTGGAGCAGCCTCGTAAAGACCCTGCTCTCTCATTGCCTGCTCTTGATTCTCGAGTAGAATCGCAGTTACGTTTCTTTTATAATTCTCAGAGATGGGGTCAAGATCTGGATGATCCAGAATGGGCGACCACTTCTGCTTGAGCTGTTCAGCAATTTGCACTGAACTGTCAGATGGGTTATTTCCGAACATTATGTTCCTCCTCCTGTTTTAAGTCAAAACTGCTTAGATTTGACTTGTCTGTTTATTGAACTAAGATAAGACCTCATAACGGGATCCTCAGAAGTGATCTTTGGTTCATCCGTTACATCTTCGTTTACTGATTCTGGCTCTGGATTAGAGTTCTTGGTGTTGGATGGTTTTCTAGTGAAATAGGACTTCTTGAGAAGTTCCAGTTTTTCTCTATACTGATCAACTGTATCGAATTCCAGACCCTCTGCGAGAGAGGCAAGTTTCTCGATTTCAGTCTCCAACAGACCTTGTGACACCTCACCAAATGTTGCTTTGCATTCGCTTTCAGTGACTTCAGCTCTAATTTCCATCTCTTTCTTCATTTGACCATTGATCTGGTCTTCAAGAGATTGAACTTTACCTTCGAGCTCTTCGATCAGATCTCTTCTATCCTCGTCAACCATGACGTGGTGTTCGTTGAGGAGATTTCTAAGACCTCTCATGAAGCTTTCAGTCACTTCGGTTCTGATGCCCTTATCAACTGCGAGTTTGTTTTCTTTCAACCACTCAGAAACAACATAATCGAGATACTGATCGACATTTTCTGTCATTTCCCTATTCATTTCTTCGCTGATTGTTGACAGTTGACTGTTTGCTTCCTCAACGACCTTCTCGGACACTACTGTGACCTTGGCACGAATTGCTGCATTAAAGACTTCAACCAAGTTGGTCTTTGTCTCTTCTGTGAGAGTGTCGTCGTTGACTAATGCGGAGACATCTTCTTTATCTTTAAGACTTTCAGAAATGATTGCATCGATATCTAAATCCACGGATTCTTTCTTTGATTTCCATGGCATATCTTCGTCATCTTCTTCTTTGTCTTCGTCTTCGTCTTCTTCTTCCTCATCGTCGACTTTCTTCATCTCCTCATCTTCCTCTGATGGAGCATTTTGCTTCTCCAGATCAACGCCGGGAACGTCCTCTGGATCAGTGTCTAATTCTTTACCATCTGGAAGCTTTGAATCGGGAGTCAAATCTTCGGGTTCGGGTTTCTGTTCTGGAGTTTCCTTGGCAGCCTTTTTGGGATCCTCAACAGGTGCTTCTTGCTCTGCAAGTACACTGTCATTCCCGGCTTCCAGCGTGCGGAATCTCTCCTCGTATGCTTCCTGAATTGGATCTCTGTGAGCCATTTAGATATCTCCTAGTATAAAAGGCTTTTCCAATTATATATAACCTTCATAGGCTTGACAAGAGCTTATTAAAAGCCTTAATGTAATTAAGCTCTCTAATTTGTTTATTTTTCTCTGCTGCTGCTTGTTCTATTTCACAAACAGCACAGTCCAAGTTCTTTTCCGTAAAACAACCATTGTTCCAGACCCATTCTTTACCTTCCATAACACCATTTACGAAGGCTTCTGGAGCAGAAGGATCTGCAACAATGTCTACTGCCGCTAGCATAAAATCAGATTGAACTTCATTTATACCGCTGTTATTTTTCTTTAGTGAACCCATGCCTCTAGAGGAGACACCAATTTTAGCACCTTCATCAATGAGATTTTTAACAATATTTCCATAAGGGGTGTTCATGATTTTGGCACGACCCACAATATTGTTACCCTCAGTTCTAAGGTTCTTGATGATGTGTGAAACTCTTTCTAAATTAACCGTAGGACCATCAGGGTGACCCAGTTCACCTAGTGCTCTGTTAGTAGAAACAAATTCATTTTGGTATCTGTCCGCTTCCTTCATAAGGACCGATTTAGGATAGATTCTACCGTTCTTGTTCTGAGCCTCAGACTGCATAAAGATGCCTTCAATGAAATAATCTTTGCTGCCGTCTTCCCTTGCTTCAGAGACTGTTTGAACGCTGTCTAATACTGTTTCTACAATTAGTTTCATTCTTCTTCTTCCTCAGCATTATCTTTTTTATTGTCAGGATGATTGGACCATTCTGCCTCTAATTCGTTAAAGAATTTCTTCTTTTCTTCGTCTGACAAATCGTTGGGGCTATCAGCACCGTATTTCGAAATTATCTTATTGAATAAATCCTGATATGCCTTTTGCTCAGGGGATAGTTCTTGCTCATGAAGAGAGACTAAGTTCATAGACATAATCATTGTATCATATGATGCTGCTAATAGTCTCTCCATGTCATCCGCAGAACTGTCCCGCCAGTCAGACTGATCGGTGGAGCCACCGGCAACTTCATCATCGCCGGGTCTTGCTGGAATGTCCATTGGAATATTTTCTCCCTGAGACAAACGTTGAAGCATTTCGATATGAGAAATAATCTGGGGGAGGTGATCTCTACCCAATGTCTGGGTTATGGTTACAACCTTTTCGATATCTTTTCGCCGAACTGCCCTATCAAGTCTCTTCAATTCAGATCTGGTGTCAGATATGACTGATCTAAGTCTCTTGCTGAAACCCCTTGCCTTCATTGATCTTGAGATTGAATCAATAGTATTTGAAATGAACCTTAGCAAACCCTCTTGAAGAGGATCACCGTTTCTAATTGATTCGCAGGCTATGGTAGCCTGGTTCTCTAGAGCCTTTGCCGATTTAGCATAGAGCTTCTCATTGGTTTTTGACTGAAAGCATAAATGTTTTCATCGTTGATCAAATTTATAAGATTCTGTTCCATTTCAGTTCCTTATCGTGTTTTCTAGTCCAAAATCCACCATTTTTAAGAAGCTCTGCCTAGAGTCTTCAAGCATACTATCATAAACACCCTTGTTCTTTTTATTTAGCGATTCGCGAATTGCGAGAAGCATACTGGCGGTATTAGAATCTACCATCAGTTTTTCCTTATGCTCTCTGAATACCACTTTTGAGGGTCTTCTTCTTTTCGCGATATTCTTTAACTGGTCAATGACCGACTCTGGAACGGTCTGGGGTGTTGCATTGGGGGGAGGAACGGGATTATCACCGGTGCTTCCCGGAGTTTGTCCGGGAGTCTTTTCTTTTCTATCATTAACCAATTCGTCCGTTCCTTCTTCACCCGCACCACTCTTTTGCTCCATAGCCTGTTTTCTGGCAGAACGTCTTTCTAACCATTTTCTGTATTCCCCAGACTCTATGAATTCTCGGCAGGTCTTTTCTGCATTTTGGGGACCGGGGAATAATTCCCATCTTTCATCGTTTATATAAACGGAAACGGGTTTATTCCTGCCGACACCTAAGGTCTTCAGAACCACTCTGGCTTCCCCAACAGTTATGCTTTTCAGGAAAAATTCTTTATCAAACTCAGGGTCTAAGACTGTATCATCGGGTGTGCCTATTATTACTTCGTCTTTTTTAACTTCCATAAGAGAATAATGGCATAAGGAATTATAAGCCTTTTCTTCCAGCGTTTCTCTTAATTTGTCTTTAGGTGATGACATCAAAATCCTCCCGGTTCGTCAGTTATGATACCTGCTTCTCTTTCCTTAGAAATCTGCTTGTCCATTTCCTTAATTTCTTCATCAGACTGTCTCAAGATGTGCTTTCTCACCCACTCAACCGAATAATACTGACCAATGTATTCATTCACCTCTCTGAGTACTTGCATTCTTTCATTTACAATTTCATATTCTTTCAATTCAGAGAAATGATTGTCTGAAACGTACTCAAACCCGATATTCTGCTCAATCTCTTGCCATTCCTCCTCAGACATGATCCCTTTTAAGAGGCATTGAGTTCTGAGAAGATCAATGAAAACGCCGTTAAATTTGTTTCTTAATCTATCTATGAAACGCTGAAACTTAAGTTCATCTCTCGTGATTTCAGTTGCTCTACCGAGACTGAACCCTTCTTCACTCTGCATTCTGGTAATAGGAACGTTTAAGGCTTGATAGACCTTCTTCTGGAAGTACTGAACGTCTTCCATCTCTCCCAGATTCTGACCACCATCCAAAGTGCTGATTTCGGTTCCTTTTCCACCTTCTCTTCTGGGCAACCAATAGTCTTCAAGCATGCTCATGTGCCGTCTATCATCCCGGATTTCTCCAGTGGTAGCATCATAGACCAGCTTATTTCTATATTTGTCCATCAAGGATCTAACATATTGTTCTGCCTTGGACTTAGGCAGGTTGCCGACATCAATGTAGAAAATTCGTCTTTCTGGAGCACGTGAAATCCTATAAATCACAACTGCGTCTTCAATCATACGCAGTTGGTTTAGGGGTTTCATCGATTTATGAAGGTAAGATATTACTCTCTGGTTGGATGCATCATAAAGACCCGAAACAGTATAACTTATTGCTTCTGGTGCTATCTTAACCCCTTCTCTTTGGGATTCGTCTTCACTATAGACATAGTATTCCTTGACTTCTTTAACTATGGAAACACCCTGCTCATTTGTCTCTTTATCTACCTCAATAACCTTCTTGATTCTAAGGGGTTCAACATATCTCACTTCTTGGATGCCCTTCTTTAACTGGGAATCATCCACAATGATGTGATAGTACAGTCTTCCATCAATGTACCACTTACGGAAGATCTCATAGCCTCTTCTATGAAAGTCTAAAAGATCGTACACATACTCGAACTCTTCATAGATTTTATCTTTGATATTATCGGATAGGTCTGTCTTATCTAAGATTAAATCAACGGTTCTGTTATTTTCGTCATTAACTATGGACTCGTTGCATATATCTTCTATAGCGGATTCTACCTCAGGGTAGACAGCCATTTCTCTATATTTGCCAATGAATTCTTTTTCGGTTTTTGCTTTGGTTTCAAAATCTATATAAGCACCGAAGTATCCACCACCACCGCCTTCTACATAAGTAGCACCCTCATCTCTATCAGGTGCTACAAATGATTGTGCTTTGTTAGTTGCGTTACTGCTTCTGGTAGAAGACTTCTTAGTCTTCTTTCTTCCAATTTGAAATCCAAACAGCTCTATAGGCATTATATATCTCCATTTTCACTTACCTATATTTAGTTCTGGGAACCGGGTACAGGTGCTTGACCGGGTGGAATGCTTTCATCTGTGTCTTGGGTGATAAAGTATGAATACTGTAAAGTCACCGAGAATTCAGCGAGGTCAGAGGCATCTGTAGAAACATCGATTGCTGCAACCTCAGATGGCCAGCAATGGAAGAACTTGTATGACTTGACTGGGTTCCCTTTTCTGTCTAGATGATCAATATTCCAATCAGGGAATAAAGCACCCTGAAGGTTGTGCTCAGAAGTAGAAACATTTGAAACTGTCTGGTTAATGTCATCCATCCACTTTTCAAATGCATTTCTAAGTTTGAAATCGCCGTCTGATAAGAAGGTGAGAGTCCATTCTGCGTACTCTCTTTCTCCGGGCAGTTTCAGTTTTCTACCCCTATAAGGAACTTCAATAGCACCAATGGTTGAGGCTGGTAATTGAGCAGCCTTACAAAGATAACCCACCTCTGTTGGAAGAGAAGAATTGCCAATGCTTCCCTGCACCCTGAAAAGGAAGGGACGGACTCCACCCTTGGCTAAGGCATTCTTGAAGTTGTTAATATTCATCGACATTAGTCGCTTCTCCTATTGGTTATTGACTCAGGCTCCGACCTCATCGAAACTTACACCCGTTCTGGTTGCAACGAAGTTAAGTGTGATGAAGTTGATAGATCTCGTGGGTTTGACGAAGATGTCAGCGACAAATTCGTTGCGGTCAACCACTTCTCCGGGGTTGTTTGTCTCGTCACAAACGACCTTGAAATCAGTGACACCCCTTCTTGACTGAACATCTCTTAAGAATGGTTCAACCATATTCTTAAACTGTGCTCTAGTGAACGCATCATTCTGCTCGAACAACTGGTATTTAGCAGCAGTTGAGATTGCCTTTTCTAGGACGATGAACAATCTTCGAACATTGATTCTGTCGAATGCACTTGGCTTAGACTGCAATGTCTTATCACCGAACAGAATCGTACCTTCACCGGGGAATGCAACAATTGGGTTGACATTTGCCTGATAGAGATCATCTCTCTGTGCTTTTGATGGGTTGAGGGATAGTTTAACCACACCTCTGAGTTTACCACGGTTGAAACCTGCTGGTGAGAACCATGTCTCTGTTGCTTCGTCGGATCTTACTACCAGTCCTGCAACATCACCATTGAATGGAACCCATCTGAACACATCATTGAACTGATCGTACATGTACTTCCAACCAGAATCCATGAATCCGTAGGAGGAATTAAGTCCCTGACTCGAACCTGATCTGGTCAGTTTACCATTTCTGTAGGTTACGATATTATCCGTCTGAGTGCTTGCCTCTCTAGGAATACCACTCGAAGATAGGCACTCAGTTTCATCTGGTGAGAGGAAGACCACCGCATCTTTTCTGGCTTCAACCAAGTCGATTAGACCAACTGATTCTGTGTATCCGGCAGGACCACCAAGGATCAGATTGACATCTACTGTCTCTGTGTCAGAGAACAATGCATAACCCATTGAAGTACCGGATGTTGGTCTAATAGTTCTGCTTTCACCAGTACCACCTGCGAGGGATTTAGCATATCCCAAGGTAGAACCCCCACTATGAAGAACAGCAAAAGTGCCACCGGAAGACGTTAAGTTTGCTCCCCATGACATGGCAGTAGCTGTAGCATTTCCATCACTGGAAAATTCTGTATTATTAACACCTTCGTTTACTTGAGTTAAACCAAAAGAAGAAGTATTTCTTGGGTGGTTGCCCCAGTAAATATATTTGGAGTTCTCGTTGATGTAGTCCTTATAGTAGATGTTGTTTCCTTGACTATCAACCGCATTTGCTGCCTTTGACAGACCGTCAAACACTTCTAGGACCGTACCCTTGACATCGGAGAATTCTCCGTCTTCGTCGATCACGAGAATATTAACACCATCATAAACGGTGTCGCTTGCTGCTTTATCTTGTGCATATTCAGAGGTGAAAGGCATCTTGGTCTGGAATTGATCTTTGTACTTCCAACTGTTGTATTGACCACCACTTACACCCCAACCGCCGGTTGCAGCAACTGTTGCACTGGCAAAACTCAAGGTAAGACCAGTCGTATTATCGATAGCCATCGTATCACCGCCAACGAACGTGATACCAGATGTCCAACCACTAGCAACATTGAAGGCTATGGTTACATTTGTGAGAGTTCCGGTGGGCTGGGCGGAAGTAACATATGTTCCGACTGCACCTGTAATACCACCACCGAAGGTAAACTGATTACCAGATGTTAATCCACCTGATAGACCTTGACCGGCGGTAAAGCCCTCAAGGACGGAGGCAGTACCACCCAGTGATATATCCACACCTGTTACGATATAATCGTATGTAGCACCATTACCGCCGTCATGCCATGCAACTTTCAGGGAGTTACCTCTAGCACCGGGGTATCTTGCTACCCATTGGGTGCTGGCATCTGAAATGGCATCGCCATCGTAGTCGTCTTTGTTCTTGATCAGGTAAGTTGTGCTGGCATCGCTATTTGCTGCATTCTTGGCATCATCAGCAATCGACCTTACTAATTTAAGGTTGTTGCCATAGCCTAAAAAGTTAGCAGCGGTGAACCAATGCTTGTAATTACTGTTATTTGGTTTTCCGAATAGGCTAAGAAGGTTTCCAACGCTATCCACGCGAATGATTTTATCCGCTGGACCCCATTCAAACAATCCACAATACCCGGCTAGGGTAGAGGATACTGCAGGAATGATTGTCGAAAGATCAATCTCCTTAGTTACAACTCCGGGACTTACCTGAAATGCCATATCGTAGACTCCTAGTAGATTAAGATCTGATCATCTCTGTATTTATACAAAAAACCATTTCTGACTACCAGCCTGTTGTATTTATATTATCTTCGTCAAACCTCGTCCAGATAGTACCATCATTATCTACTTCATATTCATTTTCAGTGCCATCACTTATAATACCAAACGGGGTCAGATTTTCTTCAAGATTCTGGATTTGATCTGAATATAATACTTGCCTCATATCTCCACCGACTAGGTTTTTGAAATAGTCCTGTGTAGCCATCCAACCGAACAAAACCAATGTCATCACCAAATCATCGTGGTGTCCGGGTTCTGCTTGGTAGGAAGATCCTTTGGAAATAAACGTAGTTAGTTCTCTAACGGTATCCAAATCGGGTATGATTATCCTATCCGACTCGATCAGTTCTTTTATCATTGAACACCCAATTTTCTTCACACTTTGAGAGGTTTTTATGCCGAGTTTGGACTTTACTGTACCGAATCCCGAACCAATCTCCTGACCCTTTCCTGCTCTTGTTCTCGTCATAACCAGATTTTCGTACTCTAAATCATAATGCAAAATATCAGCTACCTGACCCCCGATATCGTTCACCTCAACTAGCATTGGGGCATAATTGTATTTAACACCAAGTCTATAGAGAAGGTTGGGAAGGACCATTGGGGGTATTTGGTTATTAGTGAAGGCACAAACTATCCTATATGGGCATTCGGAAACATCTAAGATTGTAAAAGCATGGTAATCCCCACCCGTTCCACGGGAAACATCGACGCACATTGTGTACTCTCTGCCCTCTTGTGGTTCTTCATAAACCCTGATACCTTCTTCTGTGGTTGATACAGGTTCTTTGAAAGTCATTTCTCTTAGCTTCTGTGGTCTAATGAGAGTGTTTTCTGATCCAATAAACTCACATTCAAATTCAACCCTAAACTGCTCTTCAGAGGTATTAGCTATCGTTTCTTCTTTCCATTCTTCATCTCTTCCGGGTACATCGCTCCAATGAATTTCCACTGGGGCATAGCTGTTTTTTCCCTCTACAGAATCTGACCATAATTTATGGAACATATTCAGACCCTTAGGTGTAGATACTATAAGAACTTTGGTGCTCTTACCGGATGAAATAGTGGGATATACCGAACTGAAGAACTCTTCAGCCACTTCGTGTGGGACATAGGCGAATTCATCGAGGAAAATCATATTAAAAGAACCACCACGAACAGCAGAAGATGATGTGGCAGAGGCGAGGATCTTAGACCCATTTTCCAGT